GATTTGTTTCTTAGGAAAATCGCCAATGACCTGCGTTGTAAAACCTAATTGGTTACCTGAAAAGTAAAAGTTCAGTACATCTTGGACAGTATATGTTTTTACCGCGGTATTTTGTTCATACTTAATAATTCGATTGCAATCTGTATAGATATGAAGTGCCGTAACACTAGCAGTCGCATAGCCATTTACATAGCCACGATTAATTTGTTCAATAATATAATCCTGTCCATCAAATTCTATGAGATTATTTTCCTGAATTAACCGATATGCCAAGCTGTGATCGTCACTTGCAACGAAACTAATTTGCCGTTGCGTGTTTACCTGCACGTCATATTGAAAAGAATTAAAATTTAAGCAAGACAAAGGTTCAATTTGGGTACAATCCCGCGTCTTAACTTTTGGTACATTAATGCTCATCAACTTAGGTACAAAAATGGAAAGCTAAAGGTAAGTTCATGATTTGTTGCTGTACCCGAAACAACAATGTCATTTTCACCCGTTTCTAACTGAATAAAACCAAAATCAGAGTTAAGACTGTCTTGTTTACCATTTTTATAAGTTACAAGACCATCAAGTACTATCTTAGTTTGACCCGGCAACTTACCTTTGTACGACCAATGTGTGCCATTCGTTCTATTTGTTATCGTGATTGGTCCATCTATAATCATACTGATTTTCAAATCATGGCGTTGATAATATGGATCAACCTGAATATCACTTGCATTGTAGATTATAAACTCACGTTCACTGTGCACGTAACTGGGCGACATCCCCACTAGATTCATACCAAATGATCCATCTGATACTTGGTCGCTTCTCTGGACCGAATACATAAAACCACTTGGCACCTCAAAGGTTAATTGAATTTTAAAGTCGTTATTCCCATCGGCCATTGAATCCATTGGAAAACTAACCGGCCTGCCATAAAAGCACTTATCTGGGTCATCACTGGTCCTTACGCGTAATAATGGTCTTTGAGCAAACTGCCGATAAAATTCATGCCGCATGAGTTGGTGCTCACGATAATCAGTCGCTGGCATAAAAAAGTTAGCAACGAATGTGCCTTTACCGAATGCTACTGATGTCAGTTGACTCCCATCAGTCCCAACATTGTCTTGATAAGAATTAATAAAATTAGGCGTAAATGTACCGTCCAAATACACCAGTGATGGTAATCGTTGCGTCAAGTCAATTTCATCTTGACCGACTTGCTTAATATAAAAATGATTCATGCAAAATTCCTTTCTAACTAAAATTCAAGTTTTGTCGTTCTAACAACTGCTTGTCCGAACTCTGTTTCTGCCACAACTCTTGACGGTCAACATACGTCTTTGAAACAGTATCTTTACCTGTATTTTCAGCAATTGAACTAAGCAACCCCAGCATCTTATCGAATTTATCATTTAAGGCATTGACCGCTGTATCATTTCCGTTACTCATTCCCATTTTGTCTCGTGCCGCAAACATAGCCACCGTC